TGGTCTATCAACAACGTGACCAATTCGCCGAGGGGCAGATCCTCATATCTATCTGTCGCTGATTGGCTCGATGTATATGAACAGTTTTTATTTGATTATAGCGATAAATGGCCCCAGTTTAATTCGTTTGTGTGGGATATGAAGGTCGAAGGTGGTGATAATTCGGCCATTCAGGAACAATTAAATAATTTCAGCAAAAAATCAGGATCTGTATTCGGACATAACGAGAAAGTATCTTTAAATGCAATAACGCCTGATCTCAAATCTGCCGATGCAGCAGAGGGGGCAAGGCTCTTCAGAAATCATATACTGGGGAGATGGGGGTTTCCGGAACATTGGTTCGGCGGCGGCGGGGATGTCAACAGGGCAACGGCATCTGAAATGGATCAGCCGGCGCTAAAGGTCATGAGTCAGAAACAACTTAACGTTAAATACATCCTCGAGGACATGCTCGGTTACGCAATCAGGCGGGCACGAGAGGCACGGTATCTCAGGGTAAGTGATGAAGATGCTGTGTTTACGATAATGACACCGGAAATGGGCACAAAAGATATTGCAAAAATGAGCACAGCGGCTCAGCAGATAGGAACTGCACTGGTGAGTGCAGAAGTTCAAGGCTGGGTTGATAAGGACACGGCCCGAAAGATATTTGCAAGCGTTGTGGCATTTACGGGCGTTGATATGAATTTTGAAGAGATAAAAGACAACCTGGAAAAACAAGAATCGAGCAGAGGATATGAAGATTATAAAAAAGGTAAACCGGACTTGAAGGTGGCAAATGCCGATTAAAATGAATATTGCGCTGTGGGCGTTTTTAAAAACAAATGAGGGCAAGAGGCCGTGTGTTTTCATTGACACCTGTTATAACTATGTCAACGGCGATTTGGGAAGGACAACAAGGTAGGCGCAAGGTGAAAGTGACGGACGAGATAAAGCGCCGGCTAAAAGATAAAGATATGAACATTGCCGACGGACGTGAGGCCATGTTGAATATTATGAAAGACCTGCACGGGCAGACAATGAACGAATTAGGCCGGGCCGCCCTCGGATCGTGGGATAGTTATTACCTTAAAAACCTGCTGAATACCCTGGAAGACAAGATGGCTGAATATGAGAGTAAGGCAACGGCCGAGCTGTCAGGGTTGCTGAATAGCGCATGGGGCAAGGGAGTTGGGCTCGTGGATGCCGCATTCAGGGCCGTCGAATTATCTGCCGGAGGTTTCCGGATATCGACCGGTGCGCTTGATGTTTTAAAGGATTACTCAAACGGATATCTTGAAAAGATGTTCGGGGATGCCTGGCATGGTATCAAGGGAGAAATTACCCTGGGGATGCTCGGCGCAAAAACTCCACAAGAAGTGGCAAAGGCGATAGGCATGACTATTGATTCCGGTAAGTTTGGTAATATTGCCTTGCGTGCAGAGACAATAACACAAACCGAAATGGGCAGAATATTTTCAGCGGCGACACAATTTCGTATGACAGAGGCCGCTGCATATGTAGACGGTCTCGAGAAACAGTGGATACACGCCGGGCATCCGCACATGCCCCGTATATCCCATGTCATGGCACACGGGCAGCATGTGCCGGTAGATCAGCCGTTCAAAGTAGGCGGATTATCAATAATGCACCCCAGGCATCCGAATGCGCCGATAAGCGAGGTAATCCATTGCGGGTGTGATCATGTGCCGTATCATGCGAGTTGGAATGATGAACTGAAAGATGCCGGGTTTGTGTCATACGGAACAACCAGATATGAGGCTGTTGATAATTTTGTCCGGCAAGGCCTGAAGACTCAGGAGTTTAGAGACTTTTATCATGGGAAAAGGACGGGAAATTTCCCGGTAGCAACATTGGACAATAATTTACAAAAGGAGCTAACTGCAAAATCAGATATAGTAATGCTCAGCAACGAAACATTGTCGAAAAATAAAAAGAACCATCCGGACTTGACCATTCGCGATTACAGACATATCCCGGACATTATTAATAATTCACAAATAGTGATTGAGAAGGAAAAACGCAACCTTGTTTTTATTGAACGGGGAGAGAAAGATTATTTTGCAGTGGTGAAAGCGGTTCACATGAAAAACGAGCTTTATCTGACATCCTTCAGATTTACTAACGAAAAAGACATTATAAACGAGATGAAGAAAGGAAGACTAATAAAAAATGTACTTTAAAAATATTAAAAGCTTCTCTGGAAGGACCTCCGTTTCCCTTCAACTCCAATCTGCCGGGAGCAGACGGTACGGCTGGAGGATTCACCGTGTCAAAGAAGCTTTCAATAATAGTTTAGCACAGATGGAAGATTTGTCAAGAATCAAAATAAGGAGGTAACAAACATGGCCAATGTACAGCAAAAACAGTTAGAGGGATTGAAGTTTAGGACATCAGAAAGGAAAGAGGTTGCAGGTGATGACGGGGCAAAAAAAATAAAACTTATACCCGTAGTGCGTCCCCTTGTTCTCGACGATATTCTTAGCCAGAGGGACGATGGGGATTCGTTTCATGTCGTAACAAAGGATGGAAAAAAATATGACATTCCGAAAAACCCGGCGAAAGAGCCGGCAAAGGAGGGTTAACTAATGCTGAGCTTCAGCGAGATACGGAAAGCGCTTTGTGATGCGTTTACTGCGGCCTTTCCGGATTCAAGGGGTGATATGGTTGATATTTATATCGATCACTGCATTATATCCGACGGGACCGGGGCTTTGTTCGAGGTGCCCTACACTATCGATGAAAACGGCAAGGTTGTAACCGGGGACATGGCAAAGGTACGGCGACAGGTGGATTATGTGCGAGTGAATGCTGCTGCCCGTCTGCTTGCTGCATCTGATTCTGATGACACTCCTGATGCCGAAAAAGGTTTTAAGTGGCAGGTCCAGATCATCGAAGCAGGACTGGATAAAGCCGGGCTGTTCGATTATCCTCTTGCGGTACTGCATGCTGCCGCAAATCTCTATGAAGGTGCGAAGGTTTTTGCTCTGTCGCAGGGGCAGCATGACAACCCGAAAAATCCTATGGGGAAATCTGTTCGGGATCTCGTGGGGTGGCTTTCCGATGTCAAACCGAATGCAACCGGTCTTGAGGGCAGTTTGAATATAATAAAAACCGCTGCATGGCTGCGTGATGCATTGATTGATTCGTTTGCACGTGGCAAACAGGATTTGATCGGCTTGTCTCATGATGTAGTCGGTTATGTACCGAAAGGCAAAAAGACCGTTGAGGTCATAGCCGGGGTTGATAGTGTCGATGTTGTGTATAACCCCATCGGAGGGGGTAGATTCATACGAATGGCCGCAGCCGCACAGGCAGGCCCAAAAAAGGAGGAACACATGATAAAAAAACTTTTGGCTGCCTTACAGGCGGCACGGCCCGACGAGTATCAGAAGCTTGTTGATGCGGGTACTCTCGAAACAATCACGGAAGATGAGGTCATCTCATTGCTGTCCGCTGCACCGGTTGTCTCATCAAAATCCGATTCAGGTTCTGATGAGATCAAGGCGCTCCTCGAACAGACCCGCATTGCTGCGGCATCTGTTATTCTGAAAGACGAACTTAAGGAATGCGGCCTCCCCCTGCTGGCTGTTCAGAGAATTCAAAAGCAATTTGACGGTAAAATGTTTGAACCGGCAGCGCTGCAAGCGGCTATCAAGGAGGAAAAGGAATATGTCGATAAGCTGACAGGAAGCGGAGGCGTAACCGGATCTGGCCAGATAAGAATGTGTAACGAGGAGCCAGAGAAAATGCAGGCCGCCTGCGATCTCCTTCTTGGCGTCCAGGTTGATGAAAAATTTAAGGGCATAAAAGCATTTGAAGGGATAAGGGCAGCATACGTGCAGATAACCGGAGATGCTGAGGTCAGGGGGTTGCCTACCAGAGATGGATTAAAATTCGGGCAGGCATATATGGAGATGATGAGACTCCCTGCGGCATATAGTTCGAGCTCGTTTTCGTTTCTTCTTGGCACATCGATGTACAGAAGAATTGTGCAGGATTACCACGCTGTTGATTTCGGCGAGCAGATATTGATCAGTTATATCCGTCGCGCAGTTGACTTTAAGACAATGGAATCGATCAGGGTCGGATATTATGGGGATCTGCCGGATGTAGATCCTGAAGCCGCCGACTATGCCGAACTGACGAATGTCACCGACGAAGAGGTGAGCTACGCATTAAATCAGAAAGGCGGGATAGTCACAATCACGAGAAAGACTATTCTCAACGATGATTTAAGAAGCCTGCAAAAAATACCGTCCCGGCTTGGCAGAGCCGCAAAAAGAACCAAAGCGCAGCGTTGCTGGAACAAAATTATCAACAATGCAACATACAAAGGGGATGGCAAAGCTCTTTTCCACAACGATCATGCCAATCTCGGCGCGGTAGGGCTTACCAACGACGCTACAGGTATCGTAACGCTTACAAACAGGCTCACAGCGATGTTCAACCAGACCGAACAGGATTCGGGGAAAAAGCTCGCCCTTGAAGCGCTTTATATGTGGGTACCAAGAGAAAGGCTCGAAGTTGCAAAGGGTCTCAATTCGCCGTGGCCTGGAGTGGCCGGGGGCAATCCTCACGCCGGCAGATTTGGCGCCAACCACGAACGGATTATTATCAACAAGCTGACAACCGATACTGACGATTGGGGTCTTGTGGCTAATGGACAAGATGTCGAGCTGCTTGAAGTGGCTTATATGAACGGTCAGGAAGAGCCTGAATTCTTCGTGGCAGATAATCCTCTTGTCGGGCAGATGTTTGCCGCAGACAAGATACAGTACAAAATCCGCCAGGAGATGGAAGTCGAAATTGATGACTACCGGGGCTTTGATAAGAGCGTAGTATAAAAAAAGACAGGGTTCAAGTGGTTCAACTGGCCCATCGGCCTCTTGGACCCTTAAACCCCTAAATAAAAAAATGGAGGTAGTAATGAAAAAGATTAAGACAAACTTGATAATTATGTGGATCGCGGCTGTCATTATAATGTTGTTGTCAGCGAACGTGAACGCATATGTGATTAAACAGCAGTGGGTACGTTTTTCGGCGACTGCTGGTGAAACGTTGACTACAGGCCATGTTGTAGCCATTAAAGATGCGGATGGGTATGCATATAAGGCAGATGCCGACGCTGCGACACTACGCCCTGCAGTGGGCGTTATCGGTAAGGGCGGCACGTCGGGCCAGACCGTGGAGATAATTGTTGTCGGTATCGTGTCCGGCTGGACAGGTCTCTCTGAAGGTCAAAATGGATATCTGTCCGAGACTGCCGGCGCTATAACACAATCTGCGCCCACATGGAACCAGCAGGTTGGAACGGCCATTAGTACCACCGAGTACCTTATTAACTGCAAAAATTATCTCGATACATCGGCACTAACGACACTCGGGGTATTGAGCGGAGCGTCTCCTCTGGTATTCGAAGGTGCAACGGCTGATGACTTTGAAACCACCATTGCAGTTACCGATCCCACAGCGGACAGAACCATTACAATACCGGATGCAAGCGGAACCCCTGTATTGTCAACGCTGG